GGCAGCACCTCGCGGAACGCTGATACCAAATTCCAGCAGAAAAGCATGCATCTGATTAGTTGTTTTCACCTTATCCTGAACCAGGGATTCACGGACACGATGCAGAGCTCGCATTGCCTGCTGAGATTCGGTTCTGGGCTGCACGAAACGCATAGATGGACGTGATGCTGCTTCACAGATAGCTTCAGCATCAACGAAGTCATTTTTGTTGCTTTTAACGAATGGGCGGACAAATTGCGGTGATATCAGCTTTGGAAAATGCCCTAACTCTGCCAGCTTGCGTGCCATAAAGTGAGAACCGCCACAGGCTTCCATCGCGATGGTTGTTGCCGGGCATGTCGCCAGAAATTCGATTAGCTTTGGTCGGGTGAATTTTTTACGGTAAACGGCCTTCCCACGATGATCCTGACAATGAATATGGAAAGAGTTCTTACCCAGATCGATACCAATAAGCGCAATGTTTTCCATGATGGTTCTCCGAATGAAAGCCTGTCCTCAGCATAGTACTGGGAAGGAGGGAGTGACCATCTCATTAAACATGGGCGCTGTTGGCATAAACATCCAGAATGCCGTCACCGTTCTGTTTAAAACCAGTGTCGTTGTCGCCCAAAACAATTGAGTTACCGCCGAGAGCGTTAGTTGTTCCGATACCCAAATTGCCATTCAACCCGCCGCCAGTAATAGGCAATGCGCCTACATCACTAGCTGTTGGCTTATTTGCTGTGTTGTAGTCGATAACCCATGGTGTGCGTTCGGACATGTCCCCATTCCACGTCTGGCGACTGGCGCTCGCCCCGGTATGACTGAAATATTGCTGTAGCCATACATTCCCTGAACGTGCAACGAACATAAAACCATAGCTATACAGCCTGTTACCATTTGGGTATTTAGGAAAATCAGCCACAGTGTCTGCGTTATCAACACTCACCAACCACCACCCAGGCGTGTCGGCAGAAGCCATCCTGCCATTAATCCCAATTGTTCCAATGGGGTCTTTCGGAATGGCAGCAATATCAGCGGCGGCTGTCGGGATTTTTAGTACCCGCCAATTTATCGAAGTATTTGCTTCGTGTATTCTCCACGCCAGATAACTTATATTTGTATCGTATCTGGAAAGCAAAAGCGCACAGTCATTACCAGAATCACGGATGCCGATAACATTCACATAAACATATGCATTCGCAAACTCAGGCATTCCCTGCGGGAAATTAATCGCTGAATTGGTTTCAATAAACAGAGTTTCCCCTGCGGCAAACTCATACGAATTAAAATCAAAACCACGTGAAGCGGAAATTACAGTCACACCCAAATTCCGGTCGCCAACCTTTAATACTCGACCGAGAGTGTTATCATTTCTCGACGTGGTTACATCACAAAACGCCGCTGTACCAAAGTTCCCCACATCGCCCGGTTCAGGCCTTTCCCACTTACCGTTAATTAGCGAATAAACTACGCTTGAGCTTTCCTTCTGAAAGGTTGTTTTTTGGCTTGTTGCAGTTAAAACGACCGTCATTAAGCCAGCGCTTGAATCAGGAGCGCTCGCATTGCCAGCAATCACAGGATAGATACCGGGCGCAATAATTTTGGTTACATCCACACTGGTATCAAGTGCAGATTTGAGCATTAGTGCGCCGTAATTATTTTCGGACATAAACACCTCTTTTAATCGTGTCGAGGTGATTAAAAGACATGAAGGGGAAGGGATACAGTAAAGGGGGCGAGCGGTAACGCCACCAGATAAGCACTGGCGGCGCTGTCAGGAATTCAGGCTATCATTTCAAGGCAAAGACTATATAAATGCTCCTGAGAGCCATTGAGAGCTTCAAATGCACTTTTGCCGCCACAATTACCATCTGCATGAACGGGAACCAGCCAGGAATAAATAGCGCGTACTACTGGTGGTGCTGCATATTGATGATGGTGATTGCACAGTGGTAACACAAAAGCATGAGCGCCGGTAATCGTTCGTCCGTTGATATGGTGCAAACTGACAACTTCATTAATCACGCCATGCACATAACACGCAATGCAGGGTAGCGCCCCGATTTTATCCATCAATGACCGTTCAGCGGCGCGGGGTGTTCGTCCCTTTAATCCGCGATTAAACGGTTTATTTTTTGCCCGTTCAATATAGCGGGATTGCCGTTCCCGCTGTTTTTCATACTGAGCCTGACGCCATTCAGGATTAGCCTGTTTTTCGCGCTGGCGCTCAATAGCGCGTTGCTGGTACGTGCGCTGACGCTCAAAGTTACGTTGTAACTTTTCTTCTATAGTTTTCATGTTGAACACCCCGTAAATCAGTACGGTAAATCTGATTCGGGGATATATACGGGCAACTCTGTGTTTAGCCCGTCGCATTCAACATGCAGAATGAGAGTATCAATATAGCTGGCTGTATGCGTGTCGCAGCGTTTCGCTATTTCATGGAGTTGTTGCAGTTTGATATCTGTTTCACTGTTACCCGCTGCAATTTCACGCGCTATATCGGCTTTTTGTTGCATTTCGTCGGGTGCTTCAATTTGCGGCTCAGGTTGTGCCAGCAGGGAGGGAAGCGCATCAAAATTTACATTCCCGGCAAGCAGCGCATTGGAGTAAAACACCTTGCAGGCATTGAGCCAGTTGCGGCGAGCGTAGCGCGTGTCATTGCGCTCGGCTTTGATATCCAGCCCCATAGCGATATCAGCGCCTAAAAGACGCTCTGCGATTTCCGCTATCTCATCATCATGACCAGCCCCAACAGCAGAAATAAAGGCTTCTTCTTCCGGGGTGGTTGGTCGTCTGTCAGGAACAAAAGAAGGTGATGTAGCAGCGCTGACCATATCGCGGGTATCAACAACACTGTTAGCATCAGCGGCAGAAACAGCCCATGACGTGATTGATTCAGCAATCGCCATAGCCACATCAGCAGTAACATGTTTCCCGGTCTTATCGTCTACCAGTTCATCACCATCAACACGATAGCCGCTGTAGAAATCCTGCCAGAATGTATCTGTCAGGCCAAAACGGGCGACGGTATCACGCGCTATGCCTTCATCGTCCATAATGCGATCTGCGCCGCTAATAAAATCCTCTGCCAGTTCAGACGGTGTACGCAGAAACGGGTTACGGGCTTTAGCCTGTGCGATGGCAGCACTACCGGAAAACTCACCAGATGCAACGAGCACATTGAGGATGGATTCTGGTTTTGTCCGGGCGCTGGTGGTCGGTTTCCACTTACGGCTACTGTTCAGTGCGCGAGCCTTCCGGCGTTCACGTTTAGAATCAGCCTGGTCGATATCGTCATCACCGTCAGTAATATCCAGCGCCTGACGCAGACCATAGCGGCGAAAATAGCTAAACGACGCGCCCACGCGCTGGCATTCGTCCAGGCGTTTATCTTCTTTGATGTAGGCGGGGAGACGGAAAGAAACTTCTGTGCCAGTTGGAATATGGATAAACGTTGTCACCATATCTAAAGGCAGTTCATCGCCTTTCTCAAACTCCTGTTTGAGCATCAGGCCATGCTGGTAAATAGGCTCGCGTAATAAGTCCAGAAGTTGCGCCAGCGAAGCAAACGTAAAATCCAGCGTTTCGTTGTAGTTGTCGCGTTGCGGGTTTTTCAGTTCGCGCACCATATGCGCCAGCGCTTCTTGCGCGTTTGCGTACTGTTTGCCGGGGGCTACATAGACTTCTGGCGCGGTAGGGGCTGGCGTTTCCGCTTTTTCGACTTCGTTTGAGTCATTACGATGAACGGGCATCATTGCGGCACTGGCATAGCCAGCAGCTTTCAGGGCGGCGAGGGTGTGCGCCAGCAGTTCGGCGGCATCGGGGATAGTGAGTAAGGTAGACATAATTTGCGCTCCTGTGTATGAGACTGAGAGCCCACTTTTGAGATGGGCGGGGTGGAGCTCAAAACCGTACACAGTCGGCGGGCGTATTACGCTCAAGGCGCTATTAGCCGCACTCCACCCCATAATTCAGCACTCACGTAGCAGAAACTACCAGAGCATAAATTCTGGGTACAAAAAAATCACGCTGACGGGGTGATTTACCGCTGTGTATTGAGGTGTTTTGAGCACCTGTATAGATCTTATTTCAACTACAAATTAGAATCAAGCGAGAACTGTAGCCACAACGGGTATCTACTTGAAAACGCCAAGCTATGCCGTCATCAAAGTTAACTCAAAGGGTGAAGCCAGAATAACAAAGCAACTGGAACAGCAGATAAAAGCAACATCGGAAACATTGAATCATCGTTGGCGTAGCGAGCGAAAAAATGCTCGTATGGCAGGGGTAAAATATTTCCGGCTTAGGTGCATTTCAACTGATAGCAATGTCTGGTGGGTGAATCCTTCACACGTTGCTCTTGAAGGAATTGCATTCCATATAAACGAAATGTTTAGTTGTCGGTGTTGCTTTCCTGAATGGTTGTTTTCTGAGGATGAAGTAGCTAAAGCGAAGGATGAAATTGAGAGGCGCAAAGCAACTGTTTAATTGGTAAGTAATTTGTTGTTATAATCCCGCCCGGTGCTTGAGGCTATCTGTCTCATGTTACCGTGCGGCAGATAGAAGAAAGCCCCAAAGGTAATTTTTCAATTAACCAATGAGGCTCCTAATCATGCTTCGCAACGTGATTATAGCCTCCCCACAGCTAAGGAGGCAACTTTGTTTTACAAAGGAGTTTTTTTGTTCATCGCGATTTATATCGCGGCGTTACTGGCATATACCGCCTTAAACCGGACGCTTTGTGAAGCGTCAATAGGACAGGGAGGAGTGCAGGTAGCGGCAAAGTTTGCCTACGAAGCTAAGGAGAGTCGCTAAATCAGGGCGGGGGTAACACCCCGCCTTTCTGACTGCGAAGCACAGCCTGAGCACCTTTAAACGCCGCTCCTTCGGGGGCGGCTTTTCTTTATCTGCTGTTACCTCTCGCACTATCTTTTGTCTTATCTCATCAAAAAACCATAATGGCATCTGCCACGGACAGGTAGCGAACTGCCTGTTTAACTGACTTTTAGCCATTGCATTACTCTTTGTGATGTTGAGCCATTCCGCCCCCGGAGTGGCTTTTTTTTTATTTGTACTACACGCCAGCGGTAACGCTGTTTTTGATCCTCCTTTTTCCTCGCTACGCTGCAAGCCTCACAAAGGGGGCGTTGTGACCATAAAAATAAGTAAACGAGATGATGTGTTTGCAAAGCTGGTAGCCAGTGAGCGGGAAGCGCCTGGGTTCAGCTATGCAAAATCTCGCAACAGAGAATACAAAGGTTTCAATGATGATTATCAGGCTGAAAAGTTGCTTAAAGACAACGAGATACAACAGGCCGTTAGCGTTTATCGAAAACACATCATTGCTAAAGATATTGTTGGCAGACAGGAGGCATTGATTGACCTTTCAGCCCGTTTTCGTGCGCCGGACTCAACAGCGGTAATGCTGGAGTTACAGGCACTGGAGAAGTTGCGCCTTGACCCGGAAGTGTTCCGTAGCCGTCTGGCGGCAATCGACACCAGAGCCATAAAAAATATCAAACGCACAAAGCATGGGTGGCAGGTTGAGGGGTTGGACAAGTCGAACCTCGCAGCGCGAATCCTCACGCTGGCGGGAGTTGACCTCAGCAAGCCAATTTCAGACGAGGGCAAGAGAGCCGCCCGCGATTTGCTGGCTGATATTTATAAGGAAATGGCAACAGATGACGAATGATATTGAACGGCGTGATGAATGGCTATGTGCTTCAAAAAAAGAGGCTAACTGGATGCGCATAATGCGCCGCCTGACAACTAAACCCCATCGAGTAAAAAATCTGCGCGGTGGGCGTGGTTCTGGCAAGTCATGGATGGTGGCAGAGGCATTGATACAATTGGCAGTGAGATATGACCTGCGTTTTCTCTGCCTGCGCCGTGTGCAAAAGTCTATCGACGCATCAGCGCACCAATTGCTTTGCGACACCATACGCCGCCTCGGGTATGAATCAGATTTCACCGTTACTAACAACAGCATCAAGGCCAAATCAGGTGCACAATTCCGCTTTTTAGGCTTTCAGTCAAACCTTGACTCCATTAAGTCTATCGAGGGTGTAGACATTTGCTGGGTGGAGGAAGCGCATGCAATTTCACCGGAAGCATGGGAAGCGCTGACACCTACAATGCGCCGTCCGGGTGCAGAGCTATGGATTACCTTTAACCCTGCATATGCATGGGATGAAACCTACGTTCGTTTCGTCTTAAATGCGGGTGAACAATGGTTCGTTGAAGAGGTTAACTGGTATCACAATCCGCACTTTGGCGAGACGCTGGATAAAGAGCGCCTGCATTGCCTCAAACATTATCCAGACCGCTACGACAATATCTGGAATGGTGTTCCTGTCAGTGATTTACCCGGTTCCGTAGTCAATCGCGGCAACCTCGAAAGGCTCATTGTAAAACCCGATTCAGATTTGGCGAAAGCCTGTCGGACTGGCGTTAAAACAGCGGTGCTCGATGTTGCAGATGATGGTGATGATGATTCGGTATTGTCATTCTTTGACGGGCGTTTTTTGTACCGTATGGAACGATTACAGGCTCGTGACACTGTTCAGTTAGCGCAGCAGGCGTTAAAGCTGGCGACAGAAGAAGGTTGTTCCGTACTGATTTATGACTCTGTAGGCGTTGGTTCTGGTGTTAAAGGCGAACTAAACAAGTATGAAGACTCTGACATTGAGTTTCGTAAGTTTGTGGCTCAGGGCGAGGTATTGCGCAAAAAATCCCGCTATCGCGGCGGGAGATCCAACGAAGATACTTTCCACAATCTGCGTGCTCAGGCGTGGTGGGCTTATCGAGATGTAGTTAATGACACTGTGCGTTGGCTTGATGGTGGTATTAAGCCGCAAGATGGGATTTTTGCCATCTCAAACAACATTCCACGCCGCTATCTAGACCGCATCCTTTCTGATTCTACTGGCGTCATGTGGGAAACCACACCAGACGACAAAATTCTTATTGAATCGAAGAAAAAAGTTAAAAAACGGCTGGGCGTGTCCACTGACTACGCCGACGCCATATTCCCGCATCTGGTACGCATGAAATCAGGAATTATCGAATGACGAACAAAACCAGCTTAATTCCCACTGAGGGGATTTTAACAAAAGAGGGCTTACAGCCTGCCAGCTATAACATTGACAGCTACGTAACCATGATGGAAAGCGTGTCACATGGTGTTAAAGGTGCTGCCGGGATGGGTTCGCCAACGGCAAATCGGATGAAGGCCAGAGCCGCAGAGGGAAAAATTCCGCTCGTGGCGGCACTGGCTGGCGAAACATCCGGGATAGGCTGGCGCATCATCAGCGAACCGGTTGCTGCTGCGATGCTTAACGGGTTCGATATCATCACCGATAAACCGGAAGATGATAAAAAAATAAAGCAACTGTTTGATGATATGCGTATCTGGCAAAGCGTTGAACGCGCCACAGTGCTTAAACGTCATCAGGGCTGGTCTGTGCTGGTCATGGGTGATGATTGGGTTAGAAGCCACGGCGCAAACTGGATTACACCGTCAAATGACTGGTTTTCTGATTATAACGATCCGCTTTTCGGTCTGCCGGAAGGCTGGCGTATTCAGCTTAAAAGCCCGATTGGTGGCGAAGTCTTTATTGAGCAAGATGATTCACTCCTGTTTGGCGATCCAGAATACCAGCCGATTTACGGTAGTGCTGGCGTCGAATTTGGTGAGCCGGTTCTCTGTAAACCTTATGCATCGTTACAACGTCTTGGCCTGTCTCATGAGTTAATCATCAGTATTTTGTCGCTGTCAGTACAGGATATTTATAAAAAAGATGAACTTGCAGAAGATTTAAAGTCGGCGAAGGGCGAAGCTATGGCGGCGCGTCGTCTGGCTGGCATCGCAGCTACCAGGCATTTAAATGACATGGTGGCAATTGATAAAGATGAAGAAATTACCCGCTTACAGTCCAGTATGACGGGAACCGCTGACCTTGTTGATATGGCTATCAAGCTGGTGTGCGCTGAAACAGGTTTCCCGGTATCAATGCTGGCTGAGCGGCGGTCAGGACTATCTAACAGCGATACCAGCGCTGATGCGCAATGGCAAAACCTTGTTTCTCACATCACCACCAATGACATTATCCCGGCACTTAAAAAGCTGACGTTGCGTTATTTGGGCGTAAAAGCTGACTTTATTCCTAACAAATCTCAGGGGCAGATTGACCGCGAGGTAGACAGGGACAAGAAGGTAGCGGAAACGGCGCAGATTTATTACGGCATGAGAGCCATCACCAGCGAAGAAGCCAGGGCAACAGCGAAGGAAACCGCCGCCGTAACACTCCTGACTGAGGCAGCGCCAGCAACAGGCACTATTGATGACCAGAATGACAAGGATTTGAACCAGAACGATACCGAAACCAGCAATAGTGAGGCCAATAATGCCGAAAAGTGAACCACGTTATGATGCTGGTTATCCACTGGCTATAGAACTGGTTTACACGCAAAAGCTGGGTGATAACACCCGGCTTTTTTGTAAATGGGTTCGCGAAGCCTGTTTAAAGACTTACCGGGCAATCGGTAAATCCGGCGCACTTCTTAATACTGATGCGGCTGATGGTAAAGATGTATCCGTTGATGATGTGCTGGGAGATTTTATCGCCGCCGCAACGGTTAAAAAAGTGCGCGTTTACATCAAGCAACGAGCGGGTAAAAACTATTCCCGCATGACACGAGAGCAACAAGAAAGGCTTATACGGTCTGTAACTCAGGAGCTATTGCCTGATGCGTCCATTTTCCTAAAAGCAATACCAGCGTTATTAAAAGACGGGGAGTTTGGCGCGGTTCCGGCGTATATCGTCAGTGAAGTCAGAAGGCAGGCAGGTATAAATCTGGCTAAAGACTTCGCAAGAATAACAAACACTAAGCCTGATACCTATATTCGCATCATTAACCGCACCGCCGATGAAATACAGAGCGCTATCGTAAACGGGAATTTTGGTTTTACCGATGGATACTGGCAAAGCTATTACCAGCGCTTCCGCGTTGATGGCGTAAGCCTGATTGACCTGAAAAAAGGATTGCCAGCCACGCCAGACACAGCGGGGGCAGTCTCCGAACAGGTAGCAAAGTTATCTGAATCGCTACGCACAACCAGTGTTATCCCGTCACTGCCAGCGATGAATACCTCCACCACGCAACTTGCCGATTCTGCTCTGGATGATTTCAGACTCATCATTAAAGCCGCCGCAAATGTTGACCTTGCGCCGGGTATAACAATTCCGCATGAAAACATGGCAGAGCTGATAGCGGTCGATATTTATGACGGTGATAAAAAGCTATTGCAGCAAACCGCCGACTGGTTAACCGAAAGCATGGGGCGTATGGAGAATGTTTCTGATGAAGCACTTCAACGCGGGATTAACACAGTACAGCAGGGATTACGCGAGGGGCGCGGCGTCGATTACATCGCTAATAAACTGGCTGATGAGATGGAGATACCTTTCCGGCGAGCCCGTAACGTTGCCCGTAATGAGATTGGCAATCAGGCATGGAACCTTGAGGAAGCCAATGCACGTATTGCCGGGATGAGCATATACCGCTGGCGGGGCATGTTAGACGAACGCGAACGAAAAGAGCATGTTGAGCGCGAAGGTAAGGCATACACGCCGACCAGACCGCCACGAGACGGGAATCCGGGTCAACCTAATGGTTGCCGTTGTTTTCCTGAATGGTTGTTCTCTGCGTCGGATGTGGAAGAAGCGGAGAAAGAAATTGCAGCAAGAAACACAGGTTAACGTTGATGCAATAAAACAATGGGAGATAACCCCGGAAGGTTATCTCCAGATTGATATCCCTATAGCCCGTCCGGGCGTACTGGTTTATGACCGCAATCGCGGTGATGCATTCACGGCAAAAGAGTACCGCTCAGCCGATGAATTGTTTAACCAGGACTCAATGAATACCTTAATCGGCAAGCCTGTTACGGTGTCACATCCTCGTAATGGTCTGGTGACGTCAAAAAATTACCGGGCTGTCAGTGCTGGTGTGGTTACTGCCGTAATGCGTCAGGGCGATGAATTGGTAGCCCGCGCTCTGGTTCAGGATGAGAGATCCATTCGCCTGATTCAGCAGGACAAAAGATTACGCGGGGCGTCGGCTGGCTACCAGTGTGACGAAAAGCCCAAACAAACGGGACGAGCCCCAGACGGGCAAGAGTTTGACACGGTGCAGAAGGGTATTAACTACAACCACCTGAGCATAGTGCGCAACCCACGGGTAAAGACAGCAACATTCAATCTGGACGGTGAACCGATGGAATTAGAAGAAGCGTTAGCCAAAATCGAACAACTGGAGACGGACAAAAAAACGCTCACCAGTGACCTTAGCACAGTACGAGGTGACTTGCTCAAAGCAAATAACCGCCTGGTAAATATGGATTCAGCCAGCAATGAAGCCTACGAGCGCGGCGTTGCTGACGGTCGTCAGGAGCATCAGCTTAAAGAAACGGCTAAACGACTGAACATCAATACCGACAGCCTGGGCGATATCAGTCTCGTTAAGCAGGCCATCATCCATAAGGCAAATCCAGAAGTGAACATGGATAGCTGGAGCGATGAACAGGTTGATGTTGCGTTATCAATGGCGCTGGTGGCTTGCGGTAAAAAGTTTGAGCAAAAGCCGCGTAATCCACGCATCAACAACGATGAATCAGGTGCAGGCAAAAGCAATGATGCGCACAGTGATTATCAGTCCCGCATGTTTGGCAAAAAAGAGGCCGAAAAATAATGCAGACCACAATTAAAGGTGATTTTGACGCGGGATTGCCCGGTGATTTAGCTGTCCTGCCGTCTTTTCGTTCCTCTGCTCGCGTATCTTCCCGCCGCGCTGGTGGTGAAGTCGCGCCCGGTGATGCAGTAAAACTCACGTCAGGTAACGATTCGACCTGTGTTTCATTACCTGATGGTGGTGATGTTACTGATGCCATCGGCATTGCGGTTACTGCACATTCCAACATGCCAGCCATGCCGGGATTTGGTAGTAACACCCGTATCGGCGTTGTCACTATCAATTGCCCGATTGGTATCGTTGAAAATGGTCCGATCCGCGTAGCGGTAAAATCGGGTGAATCCCCGAAAGTGGGTGATTTGGCAATCCCGAAAGGCCGAAACGTCACTACCGGCTATATGGAATGGGGTGTTGCCAATTCTGGCGAGAAAAGTCGTTTTCGCTTCGAATCAAACACTCAGCGCGGCGGTACAGCAATTGTGATGGTTGTCGATGGTGAATTGCTGAGTGTGGGTTTTCCACATGAAACGCCTGTAACGGGTGTATCAGTTTCACCTAAAACCGCATCAAAGGCGGCTGGTGGTACTCAACAGCTAACCCCAACCGTTACGCCATCGGGCGCAACAAATAAAGCGGTCACTTATCAGACCAGTAATGCAAATATCGCAACTGTAGACGCAAATGGCCTTGTCACTGTTAAAGCAGGGGCTACAACCGGGCAGACCGCGACAATTACAGTACGAACTGAAGACGGTGGTTTCACTGATACCGCTGTAATTACTGTTAGCTAACAGGGAACCTCCGAAATATGAATGAGAACTATTTAGCCGCGTTAATGGCGCAGCTTTTTACCGAAGCTCAGGTAACTGGCGTAATGCAGGGAGTTAACACCGACGAGCAAGGGCTAATTTTTGCCCGCGACCTGATTTCCATGTCTAAAGATGTTTACATGGAAGAAATGCCCGCCCCCGTAGCGTTAACCATGTTCCAGCAGGAGCCAGGGATTAACGAAGGGGCGAAGTGGGCGGGGTATCGCATGTACTCGGCACAAGGTATGGCAAAAATCATGGCGGCATTCGGTACTGATATGCCGATGATGAGCGCTAAAGGCCGGGAATACTTCGCGCTGATGTACGATATTGGCCTCGGCTATGGCTATACCTATAGCGACGTTATGGCTGCAGCAATGTCAGGTACGCCGCTTGATAACATGCTGGCGCTGAATGCCCGCGAAGCGCATGAGCGCACAGTTTCTAATCTGTTGTGGCGTGGCAATAAGGAATACCAGATTATCGGCTTTATCGAACATCCGAATATTCCTCTGGTAGCAGTAGCCGGTGCATGGGCGACGGCTGACGGTGATAAAATTTGCGATGATGTTTCAGCGATTATCGCTGCAGTAAACACCACCAAAATCTACGAAGTAAATGAGTTCCATATGCCGTCTAAGGCATGGGCGCGAATTCAGGGGCTACGCCTTAGCGGTACGCTCGGCACAGTCCTGTCATTCCTGCGAACTTCTTACCCGGAAGTGACTTTCCGCAAAAACTCCGATCTGGATGATGACGGTATTTGTATTGCGCTGGCGAATAACCGCCGCCACTTCGCACAGGCTACCCCTGTATTGTTCCGACAGTTGCCAGTGCAACGTAGTGGGCTTGACCTGTCTATTCCGTGCCTGTCGCGCTCCGCTGGCGTAATCGTCCGTGCACCGCTGGCTGCTGCTAAATCCTCTAAGGTAATTTAAGTCATGGCTGATAAAGAAAAAGCGTTTCTGACCAACACCAAACAAGCGCCGATTCATATCGGTGCAAAGAACAGTGAAGGGACTGTTATCACCATTTCGATTGCTCCGCTTGCCGCTGTAGAAGTTGATGTGGCAACGCTGCAAATCGGCGGTATTAAGCAGTTTTTAGATGAAGGCTGGTTAAAAGTGGTTTCAGCCGCAGAAGCCAAAAAGCTCAATAAAGAGCACGATGGCGTAGTTGAATCCGACGACGAGTAGGGGCACAGCATGACGGTAAACGATTGGCTTGCCATTCTGCTACCGGGGTTATCACTTGATGAGGGCGCTATTAGCGCCCTTTCTTCTCAATGTGAGCGGCTCTACGACCTTCGAGCCGCAGCAGATTACGGTTATGACGTAGAGCGCCTCAAAGCGCTGTATGTTGCCGCCAATCTCGCCCCGATAGCTGTTGAGGGAATAAGCGCCAGTGTTCGCGGGGTGGCAAGCCGCCGTGAAGGGAAAGTGGCAATGACCTTTACTGAGTCAGCACAAAAGGCAGGCTGGCAGGGTACAACGTGGGGTGAGGAATTCTCAGACGCTATAGGCTCATTGTCTGGTGGTTATATTCTCATCGGTCATGCCGATTAGCAGAATATTATCCTGATAAATGCGATTGGCCAGCCTTGGCGCCCACAGTGAAAAATTGGTTAAAGCGCACTTTCGCAGATGAATATTCCAGATTTTAAAAAATGAATTCGGAGTTTGAGCTATGCGTGGTGGTGCAACGTTAGATACAAAGGGTTTTGACCGGGTTTTACGCCAGCGAATCAAGGGATTAGCGGGCGTAAAACTTACTGTTGGTATTCACCGGGGAAAAACCAATAACGGCGTTGATGTGGCGCTTTATGGAGCATGGAATAACTTTGGTACTAAAAACGCGATGGGTTGGGAATTAATACCCGAACGTCCGTTTATGAGATTTGCATCAGACCGCATAGCCGACTGGATGAGGTCAAACGAGTACAGAGATATTTTACGTGACGTAGCGCTTGGAAGAATAACACCTCAGCAAGCTATAGCCAGAATCGGCGCTAAAGCCGTGTCGATTACCCGCAAGACTATAGCTGACTCCGCACTATACAAACCAAACTCAGATATCACCATCGCCCGGAAAGGGAGCACTAAACCGCTGATACATAGCGGGGTACTCATTCAGACCGTAAATTACAGGGCTTTTTCATGAGACGATTAATCCAATACTGGCAACCACTCCCTATTGAAATTGTGGGCGGCATGGTTCGCCAGGCATATTCAGAACAGAAAACAGCATTCCTCAGTATGCAGCCAGTAGACGGCGGTAGCTCATTTAAGACGTATCTTGCGTCTCGTAAGCCTCAAGACCATATGGAAGCTATAGGGGAAGCCGATTTAGCAGTAACCGAGGAAGGCGAACATAACGGCGCTATCGTGCATTGTGCTGGCAAATATTATGAGGTGGTACAACGTCAGGAGTGGCAGAACGGCGTTATTAGTCACTATGAATATTTATTATTTGGCATGAAAGAAAAAGACGCATTAGCGCTGGTGGAATAATGAGTATCTATACGGTAAAATTAATGACCGTTTCGGGGGAGGTCGATTATTCAGATTACCATGCTGAGAAAGCGACTTTTAACGACAACGGAAACAGCAAGGATATTTTATTCATTCCGTATAACGGGCGAGATCCATCTTTCATTACTTCGGTTATTCTGGATGATAGTGACGGCAACAGCATTACCATTCCGGCAAATTTCCGTCTTGATGTGGGAAATGTCGTTAAGTTTCCCAAAGGGACGTTAAAAGAGACTGACGCTCAGGCTACACCATTGATATTAAGTGGCGCACCTTATCTTGCAATGGTTCGGCTTCGCCAGGCATTTCTTGAGCTAACAGGCGATAAACCACTATACGCACAGCAAAAGCTACCAGAACCTAAAGACCAGTTTACCGCCATTCATTTACTTTCGTCAGCGCGTGAGCCGCAGCCATTCGCCAAAACGTGGGACGGTGACTACAGGGTGTATCACTATAACTGTGCCGCTCAAGTTATTGCGATTCGCTCATCTGACGACGCTCAGGCATATCTCGAAAACTTTCTTTATGAGGTCGATTCAACTGAGGGGGAATTCTGGCAGTTTGATAACAACTGTTCTATTGACCGCTCAGGCGATTTCGAGAATAGCTCACCTCTAATTGATAACCTCGTTTATCAGCAAATGGCACAGGTGACATTAACCCTGCAATTTGTTTTCCAGCACTACAAAAAAGAGCGCTGGATTGATAGCGCAACGGTGAAAGCGAACGAGGTTACGTTACATATCAAGGGTGCATAAATGGCGAATTTAAGCAGGCTTTTTAGTGTTAAAATTGGACGGCAAACAACAGCCGCCCAATATGGCGTTTTCGGTGTGGGGATTATCCTTGCGCCGGGCGCGGCGTTTTTTGGTTTGAAGTATTCGACCTATGAGAGCGCAAAAGTAGAAAATTTCAAAGACCTGTACCGGGTTTACACCAGTGCTGATGATGCGATTTCTGACGGCATAAGTGGTGATAACATGCTGGCGGTTCAGGCTTATTTTTCGCAGAGTCCATCACCAGACACACTCGTTGTAGGCGATTTTTCCGCAGCCTACAGCAAGACCATGATTAAATTGACTGATGTTCCGGTTGTTGGTGCGCCATCGGGCACAAAAGCGACCATTGGCTATGTAAAGGGCGATGAATATCGTTATGCGAAATTTAACGGCACAGCATGGTCAGGAAGCACAGGGGTAGCGACTGATATCGTTGCTGATTCTGGCGCGGAAGGTCAGTTTCTTGTTGATGGGCGCATCGTTTATCTGGAAGGTGCGGAAGTCGTTCACAAATCATCTGTCGTACTGTCGGCTGCTGTTAGCCAGGCAATTGCAGCCATAAAGAACCAGTATAACAAGTTCTTTATGTCCATGACCCCATCCCGCGACCTTTCAATTCAGAAAGCAATTGCTGACTGGACTGAATCACAAGTAGATAAAATGGCGGTGTTTATTGATGATTATTCATCGCCAACATGGGCGACGGACAACATCACCAAATATATCTGCGAAAAAAATATTGCAGGTTCGTTTGCCGTATCTACCAAACGTGAAAAAAACTTCCTTGATGCTGCTCTGGCTGGTCGCTGTCTTGTTATGCAACCGGGCTCAGAAACATGGGCGCTTAAGACGCTTAACGCCGTGCAAGCCGATGACTTTACCGAAACCGATTACCAGAAAATTAAGGCATTCAACGGTAACACGTTTGAGGATTACGGTTCCGGCATCACGGTAACTTATCCGGGTACATGTGGTGACGGTGAGTCTATTGAGGTTGTGCGCTTTGCTTACTGGCAGGCTGACCGCATGCAAAAAGACCTCGCAACGCTCTTTGTGAACCGTAACAAAGTTGGTCACGACATGCCGGGGTATGAAGTCGTTTGTAACAAGATGGAAAGCTCGCTAAAAGCAGGTCAGACTGCTGGCGGTATTCTGGAAAACTTTACCGATGAAAACGGTGATTATGTCCGTGGATATGAGGTTATCCGTCCAACAATGGCAGAAGTCAGCGCGACCCAGCGCATCAAAGGCGACCTGACCGTTAAATTCAGATTCTATCTTCGCTACGCCATCAAGCATGTAGATGCTGTTGGTTCCGCACTGACCTACGGGATTTAATTATGTATTTAGGCAATATGTCCTCAAAAGACTGGCTGATTACTGTAGGCGTTGTCCCGGTAATTGGCCTGGCGAAAGACAGCAATATCATCGTTGAAGTACCGGACGACCAGATTACTGTTTCATCCGGCATAGGCGGTGACTGGTCATTTATTGAGAATCCTAGCGAGGAAGGCTCAGTAACATTCACCACGCAACGTAATTCCCCGGTAAATACCGCGCTGGCGTTGATGCAAAAAACAAAGGCCGTCATCCCTGTAACCGTAACCAATACGCGCAATCTTTCCGTGCACCGGCTGGGCTATGCGATGTTTGCCCGTCAGCCGTCTGATGGTGCAAATAACGGCGTCGGAGCGCAAACTCTGGAATGGAAACTCCTGACGGGCGAGCTTGATTCAACGATTCTTGGGGTGAATTTAACCAATGGATGATTCAATCAAACACGTAGAAATTAACGGGCAAAAATACTGCATCATCCGTATGAGCGCCTTTGATGCAGTTCACTTCAACTTGCGTGTAGCTGAAATTCTGGCGAAACATGGTATTAGCCAGGTAGAAAGCATCCTTTCTATGTCGTCGAAAATCTTCGGTATGCTCAACCGCGAAGACCACGACGAATTGCTGTTTACGCTGCTTTCAAAGTCACGCGCCCAACTGGTGGATAACGGCGAATTTCTGGATTCTTGGGACGCAGTTAACACCAATTTCACCGCAGCAAACATTGCTGATGTGTATCTGGTGGCGCTTGAATGCCTTAAATTGTCCATTCTTCCGGTAACAGCAGGGTTAAAAAAAAATATTGGACTGGACACAGCGGCAACAATGCAGGGAGCCATGCGGCAACTGTTCAACGCCTTGCTGAAAACCTTGACCGAACCATCCGCACAGAGCTCGTCATCTGGCGAGTGATTGAAAGCGGCCTGATTAGCTACGACGCCGTAGCGTCAGGCCGCGCCTCCTTCGATTCCATTATGAGAGCCTCCGCCGTTATCCAGTTCGATAACGCGGTTCAACACGCGCTTAGTAAGGTGAAAAAATGACAGACCAGTCAGCCGATCTCGTAACGAAAATTGACGTTATCCCCGAACTGGAGGGATTAAACAGTTTTGACGCAGCCATAGAGCGCGCAATTGCCAAAGTAAACCAGCTTGACGCAGCTATTAAGCGCGTTAACAATCTGAAACCCGCCAGCCCATATGCGCCAGCCAGTACCGCCAGTGCGCCATCTGTAGCAACAACAGCAGCAGTAGCGACAATAGCCGCCACAGGCGCAAATCTGGTTAGCCGGACGCCTTTAGCCGATACAGTTAGAAAAGAGGCTCAGAAGGTCGCACGTGCAGCCGTAGAGGGTACAACCAGCGGCCTGACGGATAAAATCCCAGCCAATAATCTGTATCGGCTACCGCATAATAATGAGTTTGGCGGTTATCTCCCGCCGCCTCGCGCTGGTCGGCCTACTTTACCGCCTCATGTAGAATCTGGATTTTCATCTGGTCGGTCTGGTGGTGGAGGCATAAATATACCGCCTCCGGGTGGCTCTGGCTGGACAGCAGGTCGCGCTGGTGGTCTGGCAGATCCAAATGCCGGTAATCCATTCTTAAAATACGATACCTCAACTAAAAGTTTTTCCGGCGAACCGCTGGAGGCGAAAAAGAAACCTGTTGCAGAGGGTGTAGAGAAAGCGACACGCAATCCATTTGGTGTTGATAGCATGCTGGCTGGCGCTGGGCTGACGGCTGGTATTGTCGCCGCTGGTAATGCTCTGGCTGATAGCCTTGATTCTATCCAGCGCCAACAGGCACAAATTGCACGACTGGCACAGACTACAGGGGATGCAAAAGAGGCATTTTTTGCCCTTAACGCGGCGGCAAGCGACGTTAGAAGCGACAGCGGGGCGTTTATCTCCACCTATACCAATATGGCAACAGCGACACAAAAATTAGGGTTGTCGCAAGAAAGAACAATAACAGCAACACAGGGGCTTGTTGGGGCGCTGCAATTAGGCGGGGGCAGTGCTGAGGCAGTCAATGCAGCGCTTTATCAAATGGGGCAGGCATTTTCATCAGACCGTTTCGGCGGCGATGAATTCCGCTCATTCATGGAAGCGATAGGGACGATGGCGCCAAAAGTAGCAGAGGCGTTTGGTACAGACGTTAAAGGCCTCCGGGAAATGTCAGAAAAAGGGAAGCTGACCTCAGAAACCATGATTAAAGCCTTTGAAAAGCTGGCGGCGAGCAACATAGATTTATTGAAGAAGCAGGGATGGACGTGGGGACAGACAATGACAGTCATGAAAAATGACTGGCAAGCCTTCTTAGCTCAGGCAACCATCGGCGGCGAGTGGCAAAAATTTACCGATTGGGCGGCAAATACCTTAATTCCACTGGCGAGGAAAGCCGAGAAAGAAGTTGCTGAGTTTTGGTCTACCCTGGCTGATGAGAGTAAAACCGCCATACTCATTGGGATTCTTGGCGCTGTTGGCGCGGCATTTACCGCGCTGGCAGTTCCGGTTATGGCGGCGCTTTGGCCTTTCCTCGCCATTGGCGCGGCTGTCTGGCTGGTTTATGAGGCGTTTGTTGAATGGAAAGCCTGGCTGAATGGTGAAGGTGGAACCATCTTTGATAGCTTATTCGGTAGTTTTGATGCCTTCGAGAAGCGCTACCCCGCAATAATGAAAATGCTTAGAGCGATAAGCGGCGCATCAGATAGCGCAACTGATAATGTAAATAATGACGGTTCAATTTGGTCAAAGCAAGATAAAGGGGAATTGTGGAAGGGGTTGTGGAAGCCACAAAATTTATTTCCTAATGCTGGGGAGTTTTTAAAAGGAAAAGGGAATGATTTTAACCCTCTAAATGGGATAGAGAAGTTTTTAGATATGTTTAGTGGCAACGATAAACATGATGTTTCAATAATGACACCGCCATCCAAAGGAGGAGTTGTTATTAATAATGAAGTGAAAAACGAAAATAATATTAGCGTTCCAGAAGCTAAAGATGTAGGTGTAGCCGTAGATAGCTTGAGCAAAACCAGTACGACACAGACAGTTAGTGGTGTAAACTGGGCTGAATCATCAGGAGCAATATGAGCAGCGGGATAAAAGATGAACGACAATGAGTTTAAGAACTTTGCAACATTTAACTTATTAATCACTCCAAGATTAATTGCTATATCTTATTGGATTCTAAGTTTGCTTGTTATCATAACTGGTACATGGTTATGGACGTTGGAAAGTTTAGTTACGATGGTGGTAACTCTGGTTTTGGTACGCATTGGGTTTGAATTAATTATGGTTAGCTTCAAAAATAATGAGTACCTACGCAGAATCTGTGAAGCAACAGAGACAAAAAAAGCAGAGTAATCGCCAGCGGTAACGCCATGTTACCCGCGCCGATAAGGTGTGAAAATCCCCTCCACGTAGGGGATTTTTTTATGGGGTTTTCATGGCTGACGGTATGGAGGGTGCAATTTCAGCACCACGTGACCAACGCGCAGTTATGGTGTTTGAATCTGGCGTTACAGTGTCACTAAGACTAAAGACCAGAGAAGGGTTTGAAGCGAAACGCACCATAGCACAGGGGAAAGTCGAAACAGGTTATAAAATCTCTGACGGCACGGTAGACGATCCAAAGGTTGTATCTTTTGAAGGCATCATTACTGGTGCTGATTTCCCTTATACATACGGGCTACTTTATACAACGCAAAACATGATTTGGGCGATGAATCAGGCTCAGCAAATCATGGCGGCTTATGAGTTAAAAGAGTTTGTATCAGTTTACACATCGTTTATGGCGATGCCTCAAAGCGTTATCCAATCGCTAAACATCGAAGCCGTACCTAAGAAAAATTGCTACACCATCAAACTGACCGCGCAAAAAGTCGAAACGGTAACATTCCAGCGTTCGCGCAATAAATCAGCACAATCAAAAACTTCCAATCCGGCAGGGAAGGGGACAGTTGCCGCAGGTAAGAAAAGCGCCGCGCCTGTTGATGCTAAAAAGGAACCTCAAAAAGTTTTCGCGCTTGAGAAGATGCGCCGCATGCTGGGAGGCTCTTAAATGCTGCCAGCTTACTACGAAATAAACGTAATCCCATCCATAGCAGACCAGGAATTTACATCCTCTCTGAATGGCACAGTTTTGAACATGCGATTGTTCTATGCGACCACAACAAAACTATGGTGGCTGGAAATATCTGACGCTGACAGGACAGTTACACTGTCACAAATTTGCTTGCGTCCGGGTGTCTGGCACAGGCTTAGCGGGAAAATACCAGGTTATGCCGGGGCTGGCGCGGTCGGTGTTGCGCGTTTACGTCCTAATGAGCCTTTTGGCGATGTGCATGCTTTTGCTGGCAGTTTTGGCCTTTTCTTTTATGACGAAACGGAGAGTGATTAAGTGAGGATTCTTAGACAAATAAAGGCGGCATTGCCATCTGGAAAACTAGCCGTTGTAGCTGTTTTGTTTATGGCTCTGGTATTTGGTGCATTTAAGTTTTGGGACTGGATTAAATACCGCGTAGGAGTGATTACAGTCGCAATGGCAATGTTATCTCTAAATGAATGGGCGGTATTAACGGGTATTTTCTGCACGATAGGGACTTTTTTTGTCAACTGGTATTACGAGCATAAAAAGTTTTTACGTTCAACAGCCAGAGATATTAATTGTGAATAAAAGCAAACTAAGCGCGGTAATGCTGGCACTTATTGCAGCCGGGGCAAGCGCTCCTGTGATGATGGCGCAATTTCAGCATGAAAAAGAAGGTACAAGCCTGACAGCGTATCAGGACAAAAGCCGGGGAATCTGGACTATTTGCGGCGGTGTGACTTACGTTAATGGAAAGCCGGTAATCAAAGGCATGAAATTAACGCGTGAACAGTGCGACAAGATAGATAAAGCTGAACAGGCTAAAGCGCTGGCATGGGTTGATAAAAATGTCCATGTGCCACTAAGCGAACCTCAGAAAGTTGGCATTGCATCATTTTGTCCGTGGAATATTGGTCCCGGTAAATGTTTTCCATCCGGCTTTTATCGTGATTTAAACGCCGGGAATTTCAAAGGCGCTTGTGCACAGATTAAGCGCTGGGTTTGGGATGCCGGGCGCGATTGCCGCATCCGTGAGAATAACTGTTTCGGTCAGGTTATCCGACGAGACCAGGAATCTGAATTAACGTGCTGGGGTTTGGACAAATGAAAACCAGATACGCGCTTTTAACTGGTTTAGTGGTTGCGTCAGTTTTATACGGGACAGGCTATGTAATTCATCAGCAGGCTTATGACGCAGGAAAACAAGCGGAGCGCAAAGACTGGCAGATTGAATGGTCAAAACGCGATGAAGCTGACAGAGCCGCGCAACTGAAACAGGAAAAGGAACAACGTAATGAAGAATTGCGCCGTCAAAAAGAAGCACAGGAAATCGTCAATAACGCTGAAAAGGAAAAACAAAAAGCACTGGCTGATGCCGTTGCTGCTAACGATGCTGCTGACAAGTTGCGCGGAGCAATTGCCAATATCAGGCGTGAACTCGCAGCCAGTGAAACAGGCCGCATTTCCGCAGATGCCGCCAGAAGGCAGACAGCCGCCGAAACCGCAAGTTTGCTTGCCGACCTGTACGAAGAATCTGACCGCCGCGCGGGAGAAATCGCTAAGTATGCTGATGCAGCCGCAAGCGCCGGGAGTGTCTGCGAGCGCACCTATGAAGCCGTAACGCGATCTGTTGAGTGATCGAAACGGATCAATTAATGCCCGTATGTGATTGATAAAAGGGGTGATGAAATGAAAAGGGCGGGGCTGTGATGTTGGTCGCTTGTTTGTAGTTGCATTAGAAGTGAACTACATATACGATGAAAGGCATGGGAGAGAAGGCTTTCTCTGTTTTAACGTAGATTACAAGCGACTTACGCGTTACGCCACGCCATTTAACATAATATACATTATGCGCACTAACGTGAAATGAGGCAGAATCTAAGATTCTTTGGTCATCCTTATCCTTCTTGTGCTGGTTACATATGGTGTTGAAGTAACAGGATCATTAATTTTAA